ATTAAGGTTCAGGAAGAGGATTTAAAATTAGTTTTTATTAATCCTGTTGGTGAAACACATAATGGTTCACAAAAATTAGAATTTATATTTTCAAATAATCCTGATGATTGCATTGGTCCTCAATGGGAAGATATATGTGATTTAGGTGTATATCCACCAAGAAAAGGATTTATTAAAAAAGTGATGGAGGTTACATCGGATTCAATTGTGTTTGACTGTATTGTTGATTCATCAGAATTTAGGATGCTTGATGCGGTATTCGGTGTAGTTGCTCTTGCATGGGAATATGTTGAAGACTATAGAAAAATGTCTTCACTAAACAAAAGTCTTGTTGTTTTTAGATATGGCGATTCATATTATGAAGTTCGTGAAGTATTGAGAACCAATGAGATTAAATTTGAGTAGTTACTACTTAAAATAAACCCATGAATAAAAATGAATTAATGATGGAGTATGCCAAGTGCGCTATTGATATAGAGTACTTTGCAAGAAAATACTGTAAAGTTTGGGATAAAAAAAAACAGCAATATATTAATTTTGAATTGTTACCTCAACAAATTCAAGTATTAGAAAAATACAAAGAAAGTAATAGAGTTTTAGTTGCTAAGTATCGTCAAGGTGGTATTACTACCGTAACTTGTTTGTATTTAGCACATTCAATAATATTTAGAAAAGATATTAAAGTTGGTGTTGCAGCTAACAAATTAAAACTTGCAAAAGAAAGTATCTTTTATCAGATAGCATCAATTATTAATAATTTACCAAGAGAAATATTTAATAGAATACCTACTGAATCAGATACAAAAGAGATTAAAATTTATAACAATGGTGCAACACTACAGGCTTTCGCTGCATCTGCCGATGGTCTAAGGGGATTTACACCTGATATACTTTTTATTGACGAAGCAGCGTTCCTTGAAGAAGGTGAAGAGTTTATGTCTTCTGCATCAGGTACAATGTCAGCAGGTGGACAGATTATATTAAACTCAACACCAAGAGGTCTTGACCCAACTTATTATGCTCGTTATGAAGGAGCAAGAACAGGAAAGAATAACTTTAAAATTGTTGAAATCAATTGGTTTGAAGACCCTCGTTATAATGAAGATTTAATTTGGATTAGAGGTGATGAATTCATTGAGGAAAAAGACCCTGAAAAATATATGGAGTTAAGAGTTGGTGGTTATAGACCATCTTCTTCTTGGTTTAGAGATATGTGTCAAACATTTAATAATGACCCAAGAAAGATTGCTCAAGAGTTAGAGAATAAGTTTTTAGGTTCAGGTGGTAACCTTGTTGATGAGGAAACTATTATGAGAATTGAAAAGACTTGTAAAGAACCAATTAGAACTGAATTTGATAATAATTTTTGGATATGGGAAGACCCAATATTTGGATATGATTATTATTTATCTTGTGACGTTGCAAAAGGTAGTGGTGATGGTGATTATTCTACAATTCAAATATTTAAAAATGATGTTGTAAATATGTTACTTGTACAAGTGGCTGAATACCAATCAAGAGTACCACTTGAGATAATGGGTGAATTATGTTTACAATATGGTGAAAAATATAATAATGCTTATGTAATTGTTGATGTTACAGGAGGTTGGGGTATATCTGTTATTAGATATTTGGTAAATAAAAAATATAAAAAAATACATTATGATAAACCAAGACAAAATGATGTAAAGATTCAATTAAAGAATTTACAGAGAGGTGAATTACAACCAGGATTTACAATGAAAAGTGGTGCTATTCGTGATTATGTTATTAGAGAGTTTGAAAGAAGATTAAGAGAAGGTGAAGCATTAATTTATTCATTAAGATTATTAAGTGAAATTAAAACATTTGTATTTAATGATAATACAAATAGATATGACCATATGCGTTCAGCACATGATGACTTATTGATTGCAACAGGTATGTTGTTTGCCGTTTATATGTTTTCAAAGACTATTGGAAATGAATTGAATATTTATTTGAATTATGCTAAATCAGCAATTGTTAGAAAAGGTGATGAATTTACAGATATGAATATTGAATACCAAAAGAAATTGTTAAGTCAAGATGGTCAAGATGTAAACTACGAAAGAAAGAATGATATGGTAAAGGGAAAAGATTGGTATACAAATGGTAATAGTATTGATATACCAGAACGTCAATCAATTAAAATAAATAATAACCCTTACATCTTTACAAGATAACTATTTAAAAGAAACGTATTTTATTAATTATGGCAGAAGATAATAAAAGTCTATTTTCAAATATTAATACTTTCTTTAGAAGAGCCACAGATGCTCTAGATGGTGTAAGCAATAGACTTGAAGCACCTGTTCAAAAAGAATTTATAACGGCTGCTTCACAAGAAGATGTAGCTAAAACCGCAGTAGAAGATGGTGCTATAAAGTTTTATAGACAACAAAGCACTAAAATTGATAGGGGTAATGACCAACGTAAGTTGATGTATGAGTCGAGCAGACTTATGCTTTACTATGATTATCTATCAATGGATGGCTATCCAATCTTAGGTGCAGCACTTGATTTACTTGCTGAAGAAGCAACAACTACTAAAAGTGATACAGGACAAATTCTAAATATTTATTCTTCATCTGATAAAGTTAAAAAAGAACTTGAAAGATTCTTTTATAAAGTTATGGATGTCAATACAAATTTATTCTATTGGTGTAGAAACATGTGCCAATATGGTGATAATTTTGTATTTCTTGAATTATCAAAAGAAAATGGGGTTGTTGATTTTAGACAACTTGCATCTCAATTCGTTGAGAGAAATGAAAAATATGATACCAAAAATAGATACAGAGCATTCTTCAAATATAAAGACCCTAATTCAGGCGGTGAAGAAGAATACATGGATTATCAAGTTGCTCACTTTAGACTATTAGGTACAGGTGATAGACTTCCATATGGTTGTAGTGTATATGAAAAAGTAAGAAGAACTTACAAACAACTCTTTATGATGGAAGATGCGATGATGGTTTATCGTATCACAAGAGCAGCAGAAAGAAGAATATATAAAGTACCTGTTGGTAATGTTCCAGCTGAAGATGTACCACAAATTCTTGAAGCATTTGCAAACAATGTAAAGAAAAAGAAATTGGTTGACCCTAAAACAGGTGATATCAACTTTAAGTATAATGTCGCTTCAATGGATGAAGATATCTTTGTTGCTGATAGAGGTAATTCTTCAGGAAGTTTTGTTGATACTTTACCAGGTGCTTGTTTATCATTAGATACAAAAATAAAACTTTTAGATGGGAGAAGTTTAGAATTAAGTAAAATTATTGAAGAACATAATAATGGTAAAGAACTTTGGTCATATAGTATAAATCCAAGTACAGGTGAAATTGTTGAATCACCTATAACTTGGGCAGGTGTAACTAGAGAAGAAACACAAGTAATAAAACTTCATTTAAGTAATGGTAAATATTTAATATGTACACCTGACCACAAAATATTTTGTAAATCTAAAAATGAATTATTACAAGCTAAAGATTTTGAAATAAATGATGTTGTTTGGTCGTATAATGAAATTAATGAATTAGTTATTAGTACCATGCAATTAAGACTTAATAATAATACACCAATAAAAATGATTTATGATTATAAAAATGATTTATGGAGGTTAAAAAGTCTAATAACAAAACCATTAAATGCTGAAGAAGAAGTTAAAGAAAGAGGTATTGATAGACCTGAAGATATTTTTATTACTAATATTGAATATTTAACAAATTTACAAGATACAGGTACAATAACAATTGATGGTAAAGAATTATATCATAATTATCACAATTTTCCTTTAGATTGTGGAATATTTGTTAATAACTCTAATCTTGAAGCAATATCGGATATTAATTATCTCCGTGATAATTTATTTACAGGTTTAGGTATTCATAAAACATTGCTTGGTTTTTCATCTGACCAAGCATCAGGAGAAGGTAAAAACTTATCAATGCTTGATATTCGTTTTGCAAGAAAAGTAAATCGTATTCAACAAGCATTACTAGGTGAACTTAATAAAATCGCAATTATACATTTAGGTTTACTTGGTGGTGATTATGAATCATATATTGATGATTTTAAACTATCATTAAATAATCCATCAACAGCATCCGATTTATTACAACTTGAAATTTGGAAATCTAAATTTGAAGTGTATGGACAAGCTACCACACCAAACCAAAATTCAGGTTTAAAACCAATGTCAGAAATGATGGCTAAGAAAAGATTCTTCCATATGTCTGAAGAAGATATTATTAATGACCTTCAAGAACAAATGCTTGAATCTAAGATTGGTGAAGAAGTTAAGGGTGCAGGTATGTTACTTAAAACATCAGGTGTGATGGATAAAATGATTAAGTATAAGAATGCAGGATTTAAAGTAGAAGGACAGCCACAAGGTGAACAACAACAGATAGACAATAGTCTTGGTGGTGGTTTAGGTGGTGGTGCTGACATGGGTGGTGGTGCGCCTCCAATGGGTGGTCCTCCACCAACAGGGGGTGAAGGTAGTTTACCCCCTCCAACAGGAGGCGGTGGTGAAGCAGGTGGAGCAGGTTTTTTAAGTGAAGATATATTTAAAAAGACTGATGAACTAGCTAGATTAATAAAAGAATAATAATTTATACTATTTATAATAAACATAAAAAAAATGGTAAATTTTGGTAATGTCAAGTCAAAATTAAATAAAGGTTATTCTCAAGATTTAATTGAAAATACTAACAACTATAAAAAACTTTACGAAGAGTTTTTAAAAACAATTAAATCATCACCTATTTTAATGTTAGAATATACAATTTATGAGAATTTAAGAAAACATAATCTTGAATATAATGAATCTTTAAGATTTATTGAAGCAAATATTTCTGCTTTATCTAAAATTGACAAAACTGAATTACTAAAAGAAAATAAAAAACTTGAAAAGTTTGATTTAAAAGAAATAGAATTATCAGAGGATAAGATTACACTTAATAATAACATAGAAAATGTTATTAACGAAAGTGTATTCAAAAAAATAACCAATGTTAACAAGTTACATGAATCTGTAAATTTCTTAATTGAGTCTTTGACCAAAAAAGAAGATACACAATTAAAGAAAACAGAGAATGGTTTTAAAGTTAACCATATTTTTCATTTGGCCAAAAAGAAATTAGAAGAAAGATTTTCAAATCTTCAATCAGATGAAATGGAAATTATTTCAAGTTTTATTAAAGGTGATGAGAAAAAGAAAAAAACAGTTTTTGAAAATTATAAAAAAACAACAAAGAATTTTCTTTTAAATGAAAAAGATAATATTAGTTCAGAAGTATTAACAGAAACATTTGATTTTATTGATTCATTAGAATATGAATCTGAAACAGCTATTAATAACTTGTCCAAACTTTTTGACATTAAAAATTTAAATTCAAATAAGTAATGAAAGAAATACAATTACTAAAAGAAGGACAAGAAGGGTACGGTTTATTAGTTGAGGCTGATGCAGGTCTTATTACTAATGATTTAACCATAAACAATAAAAGAATATTTGAAGATTTAAATTCAAAATATAAAAGAAGTGATTTTGATGGTCATTTCTATATTGATTGTAAGCTTCAAGAAGCAGATGTATTAAATAGAAATGGTAGAGTATATCCTAGAAATATATTAGAAAAACAAATAAATGAATATCAAAAACTTATTAATGATAATGCAGCACTCAATGAATCTGATCATCCAGAAAATATTACTATTTCTTTACAAAACATTTCTCATAGGATTGCTAAAACATGGTGGTCAGGTAATGCAGTTTATGGAACTCTTGATATTATCGTTAGTGATTCATTCATGAGGGATGGTATTGGTTGGTGTATTGGTGATAAGATTGCTCTTTACTTACAGAGAAATCTTAAACTTGGTATTTCTTCAAGAGGATTAGGTAGTGTTAAAAAAGTAGGTGGTAAAAATATTGTTCAAGATGATTTTGAAATTATCTGTTTCGACTTAGTTGCAACACCTTCTACACCTAATGCTTATTTGTTTTTGGAAACAAAAGATCAATCATTGCAAGAATCTGTAGAAATACAAAACAATAATGTGAAAAAATATGATGATTCAATAAGAAAAATAATTGTTGGTTAATTTTTTTACTAATTAAATATAGATAATAAAATAAAAATGAATAATAAAAAGTCTTTATTACAAGATAGTTTGCAAGAACTAGAAAATATCAAGAATGAATCTTTGGAACTCGCTAAAGAGCAATTAATTAATGAAAGTGCTGACTTACTTGAAAAAAAATCTGCTGCTTTATTTGAAAAATTAATTGCAAATGAGGAAGATGATAAGGAAGAAGAGGAAGATGACGAAAAAGATGAAGAAAAACCATCTAAAAAAGAAAAAAAATCTCGTAAAGATGAATCATCATATATTAATGAAATGTTAAATGAACTTAAAGATTTGGATTCTGAAGAAGAAGAAGATATTGATGATTCTGATGAGGAAGATGATATGGACTCTGATGAAGAAGAAATGGACTCTGATGAGGAAGAAATGGATTCTGATGAAGAAGAAATGTCTTTAGATGCTCTAAGAAAAGCAGCAGAAGAACAAGGTTTTAAATTAGTTCAAGCAGATTCTGATGAAGAAGAAGTGGATGATTCAGATGATGAAGAAGAAATGGATGATTCAGATGATGAAGAAGATATTGAATTTGGTGATGAAGAATCTGATGAAGATGAATTTATGACCACAAATGTTGATAATAAAGTTTTAGCCGAACCAAGTGATGAAGAAGAGGATGAAGAAAGCTTAGAAAAAATAAATGAAAATTTTAAAAGAAAAAATACTAAAATGAGAAATACAAAAAAACAAGTTTTAAAAGACTTAAGAGATGTAAGCTTTAATAAATTGGTTGAAGCATATTATAACATGGGCGAAACAGATTCTTTCATCATTAAAGAAAATGAATATATAGAAGAAGATTCATATGATGAAGGTATGAATATGGGTACTATGAATCCTATGGATGAAGAATTATATGATGAAGATTATAATGAAGGATTTCATTCAATGATGGATGAAGATTTATTTGAAGATGAAGACTATGAAGAAAGATATAACCCAATGATGGATGAAACGTTATATGAAATCGACATGAATACGACTGAAAGTGGTTATAATGAACCAACGTATGATGAAAATTATGAATTGACCGAAGAAGAATTAAATGATATGCTTGAAGGAATGGATATTGAAGATAATAGAATGATGAAACGTTCTGAAAGAGCAAGTGGTTATAAAGAATTGGATGAAGAAATGTTTTCTTTCTTTGATAATGACCCATCAATGAATTATAACCCAGAAAATGAACCATATAAACCTAGAGAATTTGAATATCCTGATACAAAAGATGTATTAGGCCGTAGAGGAATTGGTCAAATTGGTAAAAACCCTGAAGAATTTAAACAAATGAAAAAAGACCCTAGCTTAAGTAAGTATTACCCAGTTGGTGGTCCAAAAGGTCCATTGCCTGAAAGTAATGAACTTGAAGAAATGTTTGAAAATATGACTTTAGAAGAACTTCACGAAATGGAATCATTGCTTCATGAAGATGGTGATGATATGGAATCTATACAAGATGGTCAAGGAGGTAGTGGTATGAGATTCAAAGTTGACCCTATGGAAGATTATGAAGAAAAAGACTTAACTGAATCTCAAATCGAAGAAATGCTTGCTGAAATGGGAGGTGAAGACCCAATAGAAGAATCAAGTTTAATCAATTCTCAAACAAAAATGAATCGTGGAAATCGTGGTGGTGGAAATAGAAAAGGTGCAAAAGAAAGACGTTCAGGAATGACTTCTGATGGAGAATCTGAAGAATTTGAAAATTTACAAGAACAAGTTAAAAAACTTAAACAAGAAAATAAAGCCTTAAATGAAGGTTTTACAAATAAAGTTAAATCATTAGAGAATAAAGTCTATGATGTAACAATTAGTGCATTGAAAGCAGGATTTGTAAACAAGTTTTTACTTGAACATCCTCTTAGAGAGAATGAAAAATTACAAATTATTCATCGCTTTACAAATGCACAAACAAAAGAGCAAATTAAAGAAACCTATATTTCACTTACAAATGAGTTTGCAAAAGGGCAAACAGTTAAAGATGGTTCAATGTTGAATGAATCAGTACAAAATAGAGTTGGTAAAGTTCATAGAACTGACAATGTTATTGTCACAGAAAAGAACTTAATGAACGAAAGTGATGAATCTAATAGGTTTAAACAATTACTTAACTATAATTTTAATAAGAAAAAATAAAAACTAGAATTTTTCTTACTATTTAAATTAAACAAAAAAAAATTATGTACGGAATTACCGAAATCCTTAACTCTGGAAAAGTTGGTCAAGAATACAGACAACTTAGAGAACAGCGTGAATTGATTACCGAAAAATGGAATCAGTTCGGCTTGCTTGATGGCCTTGAGGGTCACATGGCTGAAAACATCGCTCAATTGTATGAGAACCAAGCGTCTTACTTAATCAATGAATCAACTGATGCTACATCTTCAGGTTCATTTGAGACAGTTGCGTTCCCAATCATTAGACGTGTTTTCCAAAAATTACTTGCAAATGAAATCGTTTCTGTTCAAGCTATGAACATGCCGATTGGTCGTTTGTATTTCATTAACCCTAAAATCTCTGTTAGAACTAATAACAGACACTCTGCATTTGATGGTGTATTTAATAATGCTGCTGATAATTATAATTCTAGTGGTGTAAAAACTGGTGGAACAAGTTATCAGACTACTTCATTGTATGATTCATTCTACAATCAAGGTAGTGATTTTGATGATATTGGAGGTCTTTTTGACAGGACTAAAGGTAGAATTAGTGTAAGTACAGCAGGTGTACAAGTTTTATCAGGTACTGTAGGTACTACTAATGGTTCTCAAAGAGCATTAGTTAGACTTAGTGGTTTTTCTTATACTACTGAAGGTAAGTTACAAGGTCCAGTTGGTTCACCAGTTGATACTGAATCATTCTTAATGAGTTTGAAAGTTACAGCAACTTCTGCATTAACTTCTAGAGCAGATGGTTCTACTGTTATTCCTGCTCTTTCTCCAATTCCTTTTAGAATTCCAATGCAAGCATATGCAAAAGAAATCGTTCAAAGAGGAACTACTTACATTGATATTCAATTAGTACTTGATTCTCCATTAAGTGGTGGTACTGTATTTGGTACTGACCCTTATGCTGCTGCTACTGCTACTGCAAGAGGTTTACAATCTAGTGGAGCGCAATTTACTACAGCTACTCTTCAAGCTACTTGGAATACATATTCTTCATTGGAAGAAGATGCTGAGATTCCTCAAGTAACTTTTACATTTGACTTCATTGACGTTTCTGTTGAGAAGAGAATGTTAGGTGCTACCTTCACTCCTGAACTTCAGCAAGACGTTAACGCTTTCCACTCAATTGACGTAGAGGCTGAATTAACTGCATTGCTTTCTGAAGTTGTTTCAGGTGAAATTGATAGAGAAATTCTAAGAGACCTTCGTAAGTCTGCTTCACATGTTGAAGTTTTTGATTACTCAGCATTTGATAGAAGATTTAATAATGTTGGTGCAGGTTTTGCAATTACTCGTAAGGATTACAACCAAGAGTTGATTACTAAAATGAATCAAATCTCTGCTCGTATCATGAAATTTACTCTTCGTGGTGGTGCAAACTGGGTTGTATGTTCTCCTGAAGTTGCTGCTGTTCTTAATGACCTTGAGTACTTCCATGCTTCTGATGCTTCTGCTGAAGAAACTAAGTTCTCTTTAGGTATTGAGAAAGTTGGTTCAATTGCTAACAGATACACAGTATATGTTGATGCTTACGCTCCTGCTGGTGTTGTGCTTATGGGTCACAAAGGAGATTCAATCTTCCACGCAGGTTACATCTACGCTCCATACGTTCCGTTGATGTTGATGCCTAAGACCATTAACCCTGCTGACTTCAAACCTGTAATGGGCATCATGACTCGTTATGCGAAGAAAGTTGTTAACAACAGGTTCTATGGTAAAGTATTGGTACAAGGTTTGCCAAGTGCTTCTCCTGCTGAATTTATGTTAGATACTATCTAATATAACTTAAATTAAAAAATTAAGGGGTAGATTTTTCTACCCCTTTTTTTTGTTACTATTTATAATAAAAATGATTAAGGTTTCTTATTCTAAAAAAATAGACAATTTAAATCCTGTTAAATTTAAACATCTATCAACTTTTTTAAAATTTTGTAGGGATGAATTAGGTATAACAAATGATATAAGTGTGTTTTTATTAACTAAAAAAAATAAATTAAATATAACAACAGGAGGGTATAATCCAAAAGATAAGTGTGTTTATACAATTTCACAAGGAAGACAAATTGCTGATATACTTAGAACTATTGCACATGAATTAGTTCATCAGAAACAAGATTTACAAGGAAAGATTACAGGTAATATACCTGACATTGGAGGAGTTATAGAAGATACTGCTAATGCTATTGCAGGTAGATTAGTTAAAATGTATGTAAAGAAGTATGATGCTAGAGATATTTATTCCCTATAGATTATAAATGCACTTATTCCTTGAGACAAGAATATATAAAACCAAGGAATTGTTGTAAAAATCATAAACATAGCAAAAACAAAAAAACAAACCCATACTGAGAAACATTTAATACATGTTCCAAGAGGTTTTGCTAATTTTTTAGATATTGGTTCTACATATTTCAATAATAAAATATAATACCAATCCAATATATTCCCTTCATTGAAAGAAAAATCCAATACTTTAGTTAATTGGGCTGAACAAAACCCAATTGCTATTGATAAAAACAAATGTTCCATTATTTTCTAGGTCTTTTTACTGTTACTGTTGGTCTTTTAGTACCACCGCAACCACAACTTTTATTTTTCATATTAAATCATATTTTTTAAATTCTCTGGTAATCTATAATCTTTTACATAAGTAGCCGTAATATCATTATAGAATGCTTTATAGTTATACATCTGATTAGATGTTGTAAAATTAGTTATGGTATTTATCTCATAAAAACGTTTAGTATCATTATCATCAAAAAGTATAAAATCACCTCTTTTGATATCAATACCTAATTTATCTAATTCATCAATATAAACACCTAATTTAACGGTTTCAACATTTTCATTAATTAACATACTACCACCAATTTTTGTTTTTTCTGAAGGTGGTATTGAAATAAAAACACTTAGTTTATATGGCCCAAGAAATTCTTTATCATTTGGCATACTTTCACCATATATATCTTTTTTTGATTCTGTTATACTAATAGAATAAAGATATATTGTCAGACCCATATCTTCATTGATATATTCTTTAGACATTCTAATATCAGCATCAAAATCTTTTTGATTATAAAATGTAGTTCTATTCATTTACTTCCAGATTACACCTGTTTGAGGTGGTGTGTATTGTAAAACCTTATTTAAACTTTCAGCAATTAATGCTTTCTTTTCCATAATTTTAGCATATGAAAACTCAAGTAATTGATCCATTAATTCTTT